TGTAGGCTTGGCAGAACTTTTCTTGCTTAATTGTTAGCTTGCTCATCTTCCCGCCTTCTTAGTTCAATCTCTAACACGGCAAGACTGATCCCTTCATTGCTTCCAAGTCTTCCATAATCTTATCCTTTCCACGTTAAAGGGAGCGGCTGGGGGAAACGTGGGGGAAGCACCCAGCCGCTCGACCAAAGACACCGAAGTTGCAGCAACGGCGTCTATATATTTTTAGCAACTTTGGCATTATTGGTCAACAAGCTTAATATTATCCTGCGCCTCCTTAGCGCACATATCAGACCACACTCGGACATAAGCATCTTTATGGCTTTCGCCGCCTTCTCGCCGATTGTATTCATCTGCAAGTTTTTTTGCATTATAACCGTTTGTGAAAACGCTACCGAATGTCCAATCATAACCGAGTGCTAGTGCCACTCCTGGTGTGACATTAATACCATTGCAGATAACCATCCAAAACCCAGCATTTACATGCTCTGCACACACCACACCAGCCCCACTCATTCTTCTTCCATCCATTCAATTTTAACCCACACTTTCCGACACACTTCACCTATAGGCCTCAATCCCTCAGCTTCACATATTGCCTTGGCATTCTCGCGTCGTCTTTCGAGCTCCGGTACTGGTAATTATCTTGGTTGAACCATAGCCCAATCTTTCCTTCCCAATCTCCGTTTCTCTGTTTGCAGATATTCATAACAACCCCAGGCCCGTCGAGTAAGGCAATATCGCCGTCACCTAGAGGCTGGCCCTCTTCGTGCTTCTTCTTCGCCTCCTCCCACTTCCTGTTACGCCAGACTGAGACAATGTTAAAGGCGTTGGCCCCCACCTCCATGCCCCCCTTAATGTCGTCTGTCTCAGGAACGGCGCTTCCGAACTTAGGGTCTTGCTTTCGAGAGTGCGCGACAAAGTGAACATGCACTTGGTGCTGGATTGCCCAGTCAACCACGTTGAACATGACCTGTTCTTGGCCCGTGTAATCGTCTGTCTCTAGTCCTAAGCGCATTAGGCTGTCGATTATGAACTGGTCACACCCATAACGGGCCTTTGCGTACTCGAATGCCTCTAGCATAACATCAACGCCAGACTTCCCAACCTTATCGAACAGGAACAGCCCGCCGTCCATCCAGTTAATGACCTCCCTAATCATCGGCTCTGTCGGCCTATCCGTACCGCTGGCTTGCTTCACCATCCTTTTTAGGGATTGCGTAGGAGACATTTCGAGGGATGCCATGCACAGCCTTGAGCCGTCATTGATCCATTTCGTCGTGCTGTCTGATAGCAACTGAGACTTNCCTGATCCNCTNGCCCCGGTCCAGATTGTTACCTCNCCNGGNCNNAANAATANCNTNTCNCCTATGGNNNNATATGGNAGNTGATACCCTACATGCTGCCCTGGCTTAGGCCAGAATGAGTTTACCACATCGTCTGAATAACTAGTCGGGCGAGTTAGGCTTTCTGGGTCGAGTGTCTTGGCCTCAGCAAATGCCGCATCGATCTCCTCAGGTGAAACGCAATCCATTAGGCACTCGTTAGCATCCTTACGCGGGAGAGTGACAACCCGGCACCTGTGTCGGCCTAGGCGGTTAATTATCTCCTCAGTGGCCTTCTTCCCCTCCTCATCGTTATCAAGGGCAAGGTAAATATCCTCAAATCTGTCTAGGTTATCAAACTCGTTTTCAATCCATTGCTGTTTGTTGCCAGCACCACCGCCGAATGGAACAGACATAGCAGGGTAGCCATACGTCGCCAAACTCAAGCTATCAATTTCCCCTTCACAAATCGTCACCTTACGCTCTTGGTCGCCTATAGCTTGCCATCCGAACAAGCACGGCTCCATATTGGTTGCCCCCTTGGGTGGCCTTGGCTTCTCTCCATCAACGGCTTTGCGCTCTTTGACCATAACAAGCTCGCCGTCACGGATAAACGGGAACACCATGTAGTCCTCGCGCTCACCTATTTTGTAAGACTTCAAAACCTCTTCACTGATATTCCGATTGCCGCAAAGATATTTAACCACCGCGCTCTTTGGTGCCGTGCATTGCGGGCGCGCTGGCCTGGTGTATTGCTTCCGGCCCGGATTATCAAACTGCGGCCTTTCCACTCCGAGGTAGCTCCGAATTTCGTCTAGGGCATCTACCAACGTTCCGCCACGGGTTTGCGTCCAGAGGTCAATCAAGTCGCCACCTTCACCTGTAGCAAAATCAGACCACACACCAGCCTTTGTCCCCTTGGTGCATACCTTCAAGCTTTTCCCTGGCTCGCCACCCAATGAGCCTACACACCATTCCCCCGATATGCTCTTGCCTGTTGGCAGAAGATGCTCTGCAACTCTGTGAGCCTGTTCCGCCAGCCCACGCTTCAATGTGCAAATGTCATTCATATTATTAGCATCCCCTTCAATGGGTCGTTTGGATCATATTCGTCATTATTTGCCAGCACCCTCCCTATCCATTCACTCGGGCTACTCTTTTTCGCCGCGTCCTCAATATGCTGGTGGGCCTTCTCAACTCCAAATGCTTTTTTAAGCTTTGCAATCTGCCCTCCAGACTTCGCACCTAAGACTGATTTTCCATAGTCAAAAAGGGCTTTGTCAGGCGATGGCAAATCGCCCCCGTTAGGGGTATCTTTGGTGGTTGGTGGTTGGTGGTTGGTAGTTAGTTTAGCCGGAGAATTTGCACCGGCTTCTGTTAAGGCGTTGTTTTTCTTAGGAACACTTCCGTTTTTCGTCGCTGTTTCTATCCGATTACGAGCCTTTTTCACTTCATTCCCGATCCGTTTTTGACTGAGTTTCGATTGTTTTTCGTTTATTTTGCCACTTTCGACTAACTCAGAAATAATTCTTCTGGTCTTTGAAGAGCCTAAACAGACTAGCCTTCCTATGCGCTTTGGGTCGTTCTCAACGTCACCACCATGTGAGGAAATTAAGGCGCAAATCATCCAATAAACACCCTGTTGTTCAGCAGTCATTACGCCACCAACACCGGCTATATATTCGTCTGGATAAAAGTCTATGTGTCTAACTTTAGTTTTAATCATAACATTCTGCCTTNGANGAGNAGCCGGGGTGAAAGTTACCGGAGGCCCGCCTATAAATAGGTTGTACGGTTCCCGGCTACTCATCGAAGGAGAATGCCGGGCCTTCTATTGCGCCTTTCACAGCGCGACCCGATTATACTACCCGCGTTTGTCCCCACGTTCAAGCCCATGTTCAGTTATAAAGCCATCATCCTCAATCTCCCTGGCGGCCTTAACGCGGGCCTCTAGCTCTGTCTCCGCCTCCGACTTGCATTCATCGGATCTGCGACGTGCTGCGCGCTCTACAGCGGTTTTAAATGCGTGTTTCATGCGTAATGCTCCACTTCCGCCCGTAGGCACTCATTTACAGCCTCAATCAAACGCTTGCGGGCAGTTCTTATCCCTCCGTTGCGTGTGCCAATTAGGCTATCAAGTTTCGCCTTGGCTCTTAGCTTGGCTTGGTGTGCAAGCATAACTCTATCTAATGTCATTTTTCTTCCCCTTTAATTTCAAATTTTTCCATTGGGTTAATCTTGGTTTTGGTTGTGTGCCACTGTTCACATATATGGCATTTATAGGTGTAATTCGTTGGGTGCCCACACTTCTTATTGTGTTGCCTAGCCAACTTCTTTTTAGTGAAAGGCTTCTTAGCCCCGCACATCTTCCACCGCNCCCATTCTTCATGTGTGGCAAAATCCGACCGTTGTTTTATTTCCATGTTATCCCCTTAATTTTCGCCCGCACCGAACACATGCATGCTTTAAAACAGCCTCTACATCTTTCACAGAGCGGCATATGGTATAAGCGTATCCCCAGCCCATTGACCCTCTGCTCAAATGTCTTCTGGGTGGCTTGCTGGCTGTTCCTACCCACCTTTAGCTCAATGAAAAGCACATCGCCACGGGGAAATAGAACGATCAAATCAGCAACCCCAGCCAGGACACCTTGACGTTTAAGCCTAGCTCCCTCCCTTGGGTTGCGTCGGCCCCCGTTTGGAACGGCAAAGAATACAATATCTTCTGGGAGTGACGCCCGCATGAACTTGATAACATCTTCTTGCAGGTCGTCTTCATCATGCCTCATCGCTCTAAGTCTTCCCTGCTAATCTTGATCTTCCGCGCTTTGGCAGCCTTCAAGATAGCGTCATGCCTCCAATGCGGAATGCGGTCACGCTTCTTCCAGCCATAGACTAGCGATGGATTGTTGATCCCCAAGATGCGGGACATAGAACTAAGACCCCCAAACAATTCAATGATACTTTCTGCGGTAACGTGGCGCATTTAAGACGCTCCTTTTATTTATCTGTGGCGACAAGCTTGTAAGTAACGCCGTCGACCACAACAGTTTTCCCTTCGCATGACTGTGCAGCATTGCGAACATCAATGCCACTAACCTCAAAGAACACATCGGCGTCAAAGTTTGGCAAAGCCTCAACTAAGGCCCTATCTTCCGCAGTCGCAGCGTTCCAAGACTTTTGGAAAGCTTCTTTGTAGTCATACGATTTAAGGTATCCACCAGTCGCATGGAATGTTTCGTTATCAATCTTCTCCTGGTCCGTCATATTGCCTTCAGAAATCCATTCTGTCAGGGAAAAATATAACAAGTCTGGTTTAGTTGATTTATCCCATACGGCGCGAGAGCACGGCTTGTTGAATGCCCGTATATTATCGTCCTGCTCTGTATTGAATACACCAGTCTCAAATTCACAACTGTTCCAGTTGCCGGTATTCCTGTTGCCGGTGTTACCGTCGCCGGTGTTCCAGTCGCCGGTGTTACTGTTGCCGGTATTCCTGTTGCCGGTATTCCAGTCGCCGGTGTTCCAGTTGCCGGTGTTACTGTCGCCGGTGTTCCAGTCGCCGGTGTTCCAGTTGCCGG